GTGGCAGGCCACACCAGCCGCAACAGCGACAAGAAATGAAACAAGCATTTCCAATATGAACACCCCCTTCCTGTTGCCAGTATTGGGGCGGTAACAGGAAGAGTATACCACAAAGTTTTTATTTTATCTATCCTTCATAAACAGTTTCTCTTCTCCTCTGCTTCTAAGCTCCTCCTCAACAGCTTTCCGAATAGGTGCCGGAATCTGTTCAAAAGTTCTTAATCCCTTTTCCACTAAATCAGCATAAATTTTAGCCATTTATTACACCTGCCTCTCTTCATACATTTCTGCCAGGGCCAGCTGAAGCTCTGTTACCTGCTTTTCTTTCTCTTCATAGAGCTGCTGAATGCTCATTAAAAGTTCAAAATCTTTATATGGATAGACCATTGTCGAACCATCTTCGTTTATCTGATAGCAAAAGCCTTTAATCACTGTATCACAAAACGGCCGTAAAAAATCGTCAGGAACTTCGATTTCTTTTAATGTATCGTCGCCCATAATATTTTCACGAACGGCTCTTATCTGATGAAATTCATTAACAAAAATTTTCATAAAAATCACCTCCTCACCGCTAGGTGTTTGAAAGGAATATTTTATCTACATAGTATTCTTCATTGTGGGTCGTTTCATAAGTAGTTTCAAATCCGAGATAAATAAAATAATCACCGCTGAGCCGACTTATATCTACAACTTTCACCCCTGTTATTTCTGTCGTTTCAGAATAAACAGAGTCATATGTAAATGCCTGCAAATTAGAGTTTTTAGAAACTCCAAAGTATATTCTCTGGAAATCTCCAGTATGATTTACATTAAATTTCAAATACTTGTAGTCAGATAAATTTACAGTCGAATTAAGTCTTGCATTACATTTATATTGAGTAGAAGCCTGATCATTTCTAATTGCCACTCTCATCAAAATAACACTATTTATAGCTTCGATGACTGGATAAGTATTGGAGTAACTACCGTTATCCCATTTCCACGTCTCAGTAATGCCGGATGTCTGTAAATTACTCCATACACCTTTATTAAACAGATTTAATGGGCTTGTAACATATCCTTCATGCGTTCCCATATTCCCGAATATCGGCACGCCCTTTTTAATATTTTCTGGCTTTAAATTCGGATCTCCTAGGATTGTCTGCGCTCCAGATAACCACTGGTTAGCTCCAATTACCTGATTGCTGCGCCCCGGCGTGTACGTAGCTGCTCCTTTGACAGTAAGAGCCTGATCTACATAACCGGATCCATTATGATATCCTGCCGGAATCATAATTTTTCCATTAATCCCTATACGGGAGTTCCAGGCTCCCTTATTGGCCATATTGCCCGTATGCTTCTCAAACAGCTTCGTCTGAGGATTCCATTTCAAAAACGTCTGGCCGCTTAAGGCCTGCGAGTCGGCCAGCGTGGTATCCGCATTCAGAGTACCCTTCATTGCCTCGTCATCCGAATCAGCCGTCACAGCCTTCATTCCAGCCGGAACAGCAGCCCTTAGCAGTGTGCAGTCGTCGCTGGAAGCTCCGCCGCCTCCGCCCGGCAGCCAAATTCCCATTGCCATATCCTATACCCCCTTTACCACTACCTGAAAATCAGTTGCCGGCTTCTTTCCGATGCAGGCAAACGTCACCGTCCCGTTTCCGGTTTCAAAATAGCTGACGCAGGCCGCAGCCTTACGGATCGCCTTTTCATCTTCTTTGGTTGCGCTTTTGGGAATCTGCTCCTTGGCCACAGGCTCATCCGTATCCTGAATTCCTTCCGCCTTTACCGTCTGGGTATACGGCCCTTCCCCCTGCCATCCCGCTGCCGTCAAGGTGATAGTTCTGGTTTCCATCAACGCGTTGATCGTTTCATTGGTTCCGTTGATGTCATTGGCGCCAAAGGAATCCCCTTTCTGCGTATAGGTTGTCTCATCTGCAATTCCAGACGTTCCGTCCGGATTCTGCGAAATCCTGTATTTTCTTGCTCCATCAAACATGGCGTCCTTATAATCGGTTTTCAGCTGCTTCATAACACACCTCCGTTTAGCGAAAAAGGAAGGGTTCTTCTTCCCTGTTCCCTGCTCTTTATATTGCTGTACATCATCCGGCAGGCTTCCTCCAGCCGGTTCAGCTCCTGCCAGCCGATAAACGGCGTATTATCATAAAACGTCTGCCTCTCTCCCACCTGAAACGGAAAGGTTCCCTGACAGATGTGCTCCACATTCGCCTCAAACCGGTTGATTTCATCCGCATAAAAGCTGTAGTCGTCATAGCTTTTATCCTCCCCCATCTCTTCAAAGGTAAAATCCGGCCAGAGCGTCAGCGCCAGTTTCCTGATTTCATTCAGATTCCCCTTAATCCGGTTGTAATCCTGAATATTGAAAAAATCACTGGATTTCCAATTGGTTTTTGGTTCTAACCACACCGCTCATATCCCTCCTTGCTTTCATCGTTCCAGACAGCGCTCCGCCGTTAAAGCTCAATGAATGGTCATAAATTCGGATCAGCAGATCTGGAACGTATTTATTTTCCAGAAAAGCGATATCATTGGCATCAATCCGTGGTTCTCCCCGGTAAGATAGGTTGTATTCCCGGTCAGATGCCAGATAATCTCCGATCCACTTTGCCAGATCTTCTGCTAGCCCCACATCTGATACAAGAGGATTTTCCCATACTTCAATCGTCCCTGTCGTATGCAGCTGTTTCGTAGTTCTGGCCTGCATAGTTTCATATTCTCGCCCGTTTACAGCCACCTCTGCCGTCCCGTTTATGCCTTTTACTTCTACTGTTATGTAATAAGCGCTGCTGTCTGTAACGGCGACGCTCGCCCCTTCTGGCGGCTCTGTAAGGATAGCAGAAAAGCCGTAGGAAGGATTGGACAGGTAAAAGGTATACTGCGGTTCCTCTGGTGTAAAACGAAGCGTTTCCTTGGCAAGCTCCTTTTCTTCCTCGCTCTCACCGTAAAAGGTACGAATGACCTGCAGCTCCTGAACCTTGGTCAGCTGCGTCCCCTTCGGCGTCTTGGTAAGCTCCGTCCCATATTCCAGGGAATAATCCGTACTGTCCCCAAACCTGACATTATCCAGAATCACCCTGTTTCCCGGAGAACCTTTTGTAAATTCCAGCACCACCTGGTCAAAGGCAGGAAATTCGTGAGAAACCACCGTTGTCTCCTGCAAGTCTGCCAGCTGGTAGTCCTCCTGCAGCTTACCGTCATAGTAAGAATGAAAAACCACACATTCCGGCGCATTTCGGCCAAACTCCAGAGTCAGCCCGAAGCACTTAAACGCCGCCTCCAGGGTAATCGCAACTGTAGGATTCTTTGGGAAATTTCCCTTCTCGTCCGCTGTCTCTTCGCTGATATAGCCAGTATTCAGCACAATCTCCCCGCCCTTTCTGGGAAGAAACGTCTGCACTCCAGCTGCCTGGGTATAATTCCTGCCGGCCAGAACATACTCTTCCTTTTCGGTTCCGTCCAGAATTCGGGCCGCGTGAGAAAAATAGGCCTCATTCTCCGAAGCCGCTGCCATATCCGGGATAAAGCTGGATTTTATAAAAATCTTCCCCTCCCGGTCCTGATAAATAATACAGCGTCCTGCATTGGCAATCAGCTGCAGCGCCTCTTTATGAGCCACCGCTGGAACAGGATTCTGGATTTTGACATCCTGAAGATAGGGATCAATATAATACTCCCGACGGTCCACTCCTGCGTCCTGAAACACATCATCCGCCAGCTTATACAAAGAAATCCCTTCTGGGTGAAGCTGCCCCCTGTAATAAGTCTCTTCCATTGTGTCAAACCGATCCGAGGCTCCAATATCCAGCTCTTCATCATCTGCCGACCAGTCTTTTAAAGACAGCTTCGCCCCAGGCATCCATTCCATGCTCCCATCTTCCAGCTCCTGGCCATACAACACCTCTACATTCTGTCCAATTTCCAAAAACTGGACGGAAGACTCAGAATTTTCCACATCAAACTCCCGGTCCCGGTTGGCAGCTGTCATAGAAAAGTCAATGGTCGGCAGATCCTCTGTAATTGGACTGATGTGCTCCTTCTTGGTCGCGGAAAGAATCTTCCTGTTGTCAAAATAAATGCCGATTCCCATTGTTATCTGATGAATCCGAAATCTGGACTGGCCATTTACCATCTTCGCAGGAACCAGGCGCAGAAACGTAGCGTCAGAGAAAATTTCCTCCGTCACAAAATGGCCGGAAGCATTGCCTTCCACCTGAACGATATTCCGATCCGACTCAATGGCAAAATCCACCGGGTACGCCTTGCCGAACTCAATGGTCAGCCCCTTAATGGATAAAGCCAAGGGGAAACGTATCTCAACTGCTCCCAGAAGCTTCTCTGTCACCAGCCCCGCGTTCAGAACCACATCCCGCTTCCCTCTGGGCAGAAAATACATACTGCCGTCCACCGCAGACCAGTTCTCGTCACACCCAGCATAAAGCTCTGCTACCTGATAATTGTCAAACGGTTTTGTAAGATCTGAAAAATAGGTAAAAGCCTCCGGCTCAGCCACGGAAGCGGAGGCCTGCGCCGTCTGGTTAATCATTCCGATTGTTACCCGAAGGAAAGAACATTCATCCCGGTATTTCTTTTTCATTTCCCGTTTATACGCGTTGCTTGCCGCCTGCATTTAACTCAACTCCCCGCAGTCTATAATATTCACCTTACACTGGCTGTACATAGTCGGAAGGCCGTCCGGGCCGATAAACAGCGGCTGGGCGGTCCGGTCTCCCGGGTACATCCGGATCGTCAGCCAGTCGTTGCTTACCATATCAGGAAACCGCACCGTCACCACAAAGGCCTTAAACTCCTTCAGCATCTCCGACCAGGTAACCGCGTCCAGCTTGTTCCAGACCAGGTTGTTAAGCTTATACTGGTCTCTTCCTACCCGCTGGCCCACAAACTCCCCGTTGGCATTCTTTCCAGTGCTCACAAAGGTGGCCACCAGGAACTCCAGTCCCCGATCTGGGGACGGAAATTCCCGGCCATTAATATAAATAAAATTCGCCATTCATGGCCTCCCTTCTAAGTTGTCCGCAGAGAATATCCGGTCCGCTTATCCAGATCCTTTAATTTCCTGTGAATTTCCCGGATATCCACGTTGACCACCAGATCCAGCGCTTCTATCAGGCTGATAATTTTTTCCAGAAGCTCAATCATGCGCTCCATCTGCTCGCTGCTGCCGCCTCCCGCAGCCATCCGGGCCGCCGTCTGAGCCATGTCAAGCAGCTTGCTCTCCGGAGAGACGATCTCTCCTTCTCTTCGGTTATCTCCAATCACGGCCAGACGCGGAGTATTTGCCTTCACATAGCCGCCCTGAGCCAGACGCGGAAGACTAAGCTCAGGAATTTCAGGAATTAATTCATCATCAATGCCAGGCACATGATCCGCCACGCTATTGACCGCCTCAATCATCTTGTTAATGGCCCGAACCACGTTGTTCACCATCTTCTCCACGCCGCCGATGATATTGTTGATAATTCCTTTAATCGTCGTCCAGATATTATTGAAAATATCCTCTGTTTTCTTTTTCAGATTCTCCCAGGTATCTGACCAGGCCTTCTTGATATTCTCAAGAGCAGTGGAAATGCCATTCTTGATACCATCCATCACGGTGCTGATCTTCTGGTGAATGGAGTCAATCAGACTGCTGATGATATTCTTAATTCCTTCCCAGATGGAATTTACAAAATCTTTGATTGCCGTCCAGATAGTGATCCACAAATTTTGTATTACAGTCAAGGCAGAGACAACGATGTTCCAAATTGCCTGAATCGCATTTGAAACTAAAAGTTTCATCAAGTCCCAGATAGACGCCAAGAAGGCTTTAATTCCATTCCATGCCTTTTTCCAGTCTCCAGTAAATATACCAGTCAAAAAATCCAGAAGGCCGTTTAAGGCATCCAGTACCGAATTTATAATTTCCGATACAGCCTCTAAAAACAGAAAAAACACATCGATAGCTGTCTGAATCTGCGTTCCAATTACAGGTGCTATCGTTTCGGCAAACCATGCAATAAATGGGACTAAAATATTCTGCCATACCACGGTAATGCACTCCGTAACCTTACTCGAAAATTCCAAGAATTTATCTATCAGAGGCTGCAGCCGTTCCGTACAGAATGCCGAAAATTGTTCTGCTGCAGACTGTAGGATAGGAAGGATATGGGTCTGAAATGCTTCCAGCACAACCCTTGCTATCTCAGAAAATCCTTTCCCGAATGCGTCCACCATAGGACCTATAGAAGTATCATAGGTTTCCTGTAAGCCTTCAAAAAAGTAATCTAAGATACCTTTTATACTGCCTGTTGTCTGGGAAACAATATCAGTAATCGTCTGAAGCGATGACTGGATCAGAGGCGCCTGTTCTGTAAAAGGCCGAGCCAAAGCGCCAATTGCATCCGTTCCGAACTTTCCAACCAGCTCCGTCACACCCATAAAGGCATTGGTAAAAATACCAATCAGGTCAGCTGTAATCTGCTTCGCTGAATCAGAACGAAAAACCTCACAAATTTCAGCGAGAATTTGAGAAAAATCTCCTACAATCCCTGCTGTCTCAGCCGTCAAATCGAACATTGAAACCAGATAATCTTTAATCTTTTCCGTGTTCTGGCTTAAATACTGTGCCATTCCACCCGTAAGATTATCCACGATGCTGGCCCCAATTGAAGCCATCGAGCCAGTTACTTTTCCAATATTGAATGCAAGGCTGCCTAACATATTGGAAAAAGCGTCTGAAACTGCCGAATCAGTTACGATCGCCTTAAAGGAATCCTGAATCGATTTTAAATTTTTCTGAATGGAGTCAAGAACCCCAACATCGCCAAATCCAATCTGAAATCCTGAAGCAAATAGATTCTTCAGCTCATTTACACGCTCAACAAGAGCCTGGAGCTTTTTGTCATACGTATCCAGCGCCGTTGTATCCACAGGCACCGGTTCCAGGCCTCCCGAAACTCCGCCGCCTGCTCCGCCAGCTCCCCCTCCGCCGCCTGCTTCTGGCTCAGGAGATACGATGTTCAGCTCATCGATGGAAAACGCCCTGGCCATATCCTTGGCCGCCTTTTTTGCAGCTCCTGCCGCGCCCTGGGCCGCGTCTCCAATGCCTCCCACCGCTCCCGCGGCTTCTGAAGCATCCTGAACCACCTGCCCCATACCGGACGTCTTCTGCTTCTTTCCGGAAAACAGGTTTGTGACAGCCAGAAAAGCGTCCGCCAGAGACTGAAGCTTGGCAATCACGGAGTTAATGACCTTCAAGACCGGAGTAAACACGTTAATAAGGCCCTGGCCGATGGTCGCCTTCAAATTGTCAAACTGAAGGCTCAGAACCCGGACCTGATTAGCCCAGCTGTCGGACGTCCTTGCAAAATCTCCGGCCGCCGCAGTCAACTGCTGCTGGACGAAGCTGTAGCGGAGAGCCACCTTCTCCGCCTCCGACATGGCCGCCGTGGTCTTCCCATAACCGTTGGCCAGAGCATACTGGTCAAGGGCGGCCTGCGTCATTACCACGCCCAGATCCTTCAAGGATTCCGTCTCTCCGGTAAATACCGATTTCAGCTTGGTATACGCCTCATCCTGGCTGATATTGTAGAAGGAGGCCACGTCCCCCGCCAACCCAGTCAGCGCGGTACTCATCTCATAAGCTGCCTGCTCATTGAATCCGAAGGATTTGGCCATCGCTCCGAAGGTTCCGGTAAACCGCTTTGCCATTGTCTCAGACAAGCCAAACTGAGAAATTGCATTCTTGGCAAACTCATTGACCTGTTTCGACATGGACGGGAAGGTGACGTCAACGACGTTCTGTACCTCCTGGAGGTCGCTCCCCAGCTTGATACACTGGGCAGAAAAATCAACCAGCTTTTTTACGGCAAAAGCCGCCGCTATAGCGGCTCCAGCTTTCTTTGCAGTAGTCTGAATTCCCTTTAGCTGCCTGTCAAAATCATTTTTATTGATGACCAGATCAAGTCCAATCTGGCCTGCGCTGTCTGCTCCCATAGATCCCACCTGCCTTTTACTGGACAGGCACATGGGCACAGCGTCCTAGATTTTTAATTCAAATTCTTTTCTGCAGTTCCGATTCTTACATTTAAAAAAGACCCCTCTGCAGGAGGCATCCTCGGCTTGAACTGCATTCACCGGATGCCCGCAGAAGGGACAGCATACTTTTTTCTTCGTTTCCTTTATCTTCTCAATCCGGAACACCTCCCGCCATCTGGATGAAGGCCTGCTTTAAGGATTCCAGTACCGAAGCAAGCTCTTCCTCACTCTTCTCCCCGGCATTTCTGAGCCTCCACTCCCGGCGGATCCTCTTCTGCTCCGGAGTAAAATATTTTAGCACTTCCTCATCCTCCTCCGAACGGATCTGTACCACGCGCCCCAGAGGAGTGTCCGGTCCCAGGCCGGAAATAAGCGCACGGAATTCATCCCATTTCATGGTTTTGAAATCGTTGGAATACAGCCGGAACCCGTACTGCGCAAAGAACGATGACACTATTAAATCAAAGTCCTCAAATAAATCGTAGTACGGGTCATCACTCTCCCTGTGTTACTTCTCCGGAAATCAGCTGAACCGCCTCCTGGATGACTGTCATCAGAGCGCTGAATTTCAGCTTTAATTCCTGTTCCATAATCATCCTGTCTGCTGCCGGAAATAACTGCTCATATGCTTTCATAATCTCCTTTACAGAAGGCTCTTCTGCACCCATCAGCTGCATGACGGAAAGCATCGTTACTGCATCATCATTGACATGGATTTCATTCCCCTGGATGAGCAGAACCGGAGATTCCTCAAAATTTAATTTTTCTGTAATATCAATTATTTTAGCCATCGTATTGCTCCTCTCTTCCTTTTCAGTTTAAGCCATAGCAGATTCAATGGTAGGCTTTCCGTTGCTCAGTACATCGAACTCCAGAGGGCCTACTGCCGTCGAATCGCCGGCGCCGATATTTTTCACATTGATTACCGCCATTTCCCAGGAAACTGTAGTTCCATCCGGGAATGTCCAGGCGAAATACCCTTCTGCATCCCGGCCATTTTTAAACGCCTTGTCCGCCACATAATCGTTTCCCGTATCACTCACATTTCGCTTTCCAGTTACGGAAATTGTAACGCCCTTTGCCGTTAAAAGCCGTCTTACCCAGCCTTCCGTGTCAAACGGCGTCCACTCTTCCACGCCATTGTCGAAGCTGACGGAAAAGGTCTCCATATCTGCGATAGGGGTAGCGCCTTCCTTGGCGTCCCCTACCTTAAACTGATTTTCATAACACGGATATACTCCTGTCTTTGCCATCGCTATCTGCTCCTTTCATAAATCATATCAAACCAGATGACCCGCTCATACACGCCGCTTTCATCGGTTCCCACATCAACCGGCTCCGGAACCTCCATGCGGATAAAATGCACCTTCATGCCTCCCACTGTCAGGCCTCCTTCTCCTGCCTGGCGGATCTTCTCAAACAGGCCGGCGGCCGCTTCCTCTGTCTGGGAAGAATATTGATTCCAATGCACCAGCACAGAAATCTGTTTCACCTCATAGGATGTATTTTCAAGACCCCCAAGTGCCATTCTGGGCTGCCCGGACGGCTTCCTCTGATACACGCCGATGGTTTTCTCTGGTTTGCTGTCAATCTTTCCACAATAAAAATGCTCGCCTGTCTGTAAGGTTTTAAGCCAGTCCTTTACATCTGATAATGTCAGCATCTATACCTTTGCCTCCTTCTTATAAAACCGCTGAAAGGCCTCTTTCGCAAAGCCTGCGCTGACGCCGCCAGGAAGCCAGGGCTTAAACCACTCTCCGCCGGCAAACGGGTTCTCGTCCGTCTGGAACTGATATTCCGGATGATAGTAGAGGCGGCGTGCATACAGCGTAGAAGAAATAATCGAGACCTTTCCCTGGGCAGAATTCTTGTACTCCACAAAGGTAGCGTCTTCCTGCAGATGTCCTGTCTCAAAAGGCATTACCTGCGCCTGCACCACTTCTGTATGCAGTGCCTCCGCTGTTCTCTCCAAAGCCGACACCGCCGCCTGATTTAACTCCTGGATCCGGCCCATATTTAACTTCACCGTTGATTTTACTTTCACCTATATCACATCCAATCGCGTGTAATTGACTGTTCCATCTGGATTCCTGGCCTTCTCTCCCTGCCAGATTCTCCGTTTAACTCCAAATACCGTGATGGTTCCGCCGGAAATCACAGGAGCCTGGGGGAAGGCGTCTCCAGGCAAAAGAGCGCATCCGGACAGCTGCACCAGCTTTTTCTCCGCAGTCAGAACCGTTTTCCCTTTATCCTGGTAATTACACCGGACCTCCCCGGAGAAAATCACCTCCGGGCCTCCGTCCTCTGTCAGTCCCTCTCCATACAGCGTCACCTGCGCCGGAGTCCGGCAGAACCGTTCCGGCACAAGCTCCGGCCACCTCATCGCCCCACCGCCAGCCGGCAGGTCAGGCCGGTCTGGGCTAATAATGCGTAATCATCCCGCTTCATGGCGACTCCTTTCCCAGTGAATACATTCCACGCCTGGCCGTTAAACCCCGCCGAGACGCCGTTGATACTGTAGGAAGACAGCGCGCTTGCCAGAAGGTCTGCATTTTCATACTCAAAATCCGCCTGCCTGCATACCACTTCGCGAATGATTTCCTGCTGAAACTCCGTCAAATGAGAAAATCCCTGGCCTACAATCCGGTTGTAGGTCAGGGAATCAATATGGCGGGAGGCCTGGCGAAGAGCCTGCTCCTGCTTCTCTTCCGGTATAGCGGCACCTTCATAAACGGTTCTGTAATAGTCTGGAGAAGCATATGGTTCGTAGGCCATGCTACTCACCTGCCTTTGCTGTTTTCGTCCGCTTTCCCTCCTGGTCTTTTTCCTCCCCTGCATCCGCCTGCATTCTTTCCAGAGATGCCAGCTGCTCCCTTAATTCTCGGTTCTCCAGCTGCAGCTGCTCCTTTTCCTTTTTCAGAGCCATGTACTCGTCAAAGTGGACTGTCTTTCCCCGGCCATAGGAAATCACCTGGCCGTCGTCGTCCAGAATGTCAAATCCAGCCTCCTGATAGCTCTTCTGGGTGGTTTCATTTACATCGTAGACTTTATTTCCCTTTACTGCCTTCATTCTGCACCTCCTATGAATGCTTCGTTACGTTCATGGCACAGCCGGCCACTTTCTTCTCCAGCAGGAATAAATCGCCGTAGCAGCGGTTCTGGTACAGATATCCGTCTGCCGTTCTGGAATCCGTGCCTGGAGTAAACAGCTTAATATAGCTGTACTTATCCCTTGCCACCACGCAGGAAGGGTGAACCAGGATCCAGTTAATCTGGTCTGCATCCGGAGCGGCTGTACATCCTTCTGTGAAATTGTACTTGCTCTTCATGCGGGCAGAGGGAACCATCTTAATCTGCACGTCGTCCAGGCTGTGAACCTTGCGGTTTACGCTGACTGGCGTTGTCACCGTCACCACCCGCTGAATTCCTTCTGCCTCTTTGACAACCTTATTCATGGTGGGCGTCACATACAGGATTCTTCCCTCCTCCGGAACTCCTGCCTCATCCATCAGAGCCATCTCTGTGTCAAAAGCCTCCAGGAAGCTGGCGGCGTTTACCACAGTCTCCGTGTCGATTCTTCCAGAGTAAGAAGTCAGCTCCGCGTGAAGCTTGGAGTACCGATAACAGTCCTTCTCCGGAATCGCCTGATCCTCCTCGAACGTGTTCTGAATGTTGGCAACTGAAAGTGCCAGGTTTGTTTCGTCGATGTCCATCGGATCAATCCAGAACTCAATATCTCTGTCGTGAGCCAGCTTCTTCGGCTCCCAGTCATTGGAAAGCGTTCCTGCATTAAATCCAAGGGTCCTCGTGTGGTCCTTGTAGCCGGATACTGTAATCCTCGGGAGCTTGATGGTCTGGGCATTCAGGAACTTCACCTGGGGATTGCTCTGGGACAGCGCGTCCGAACAGAGCTCTTTTGCATACTTCTGATCCAGAAGCTGAGTAAACTGTGTTGCATAATCGTAAACTGCCATGTGTTACCTCTCTTTCTACTTAATACCGAAGGCTGCTTTCAGTGCAGCGTCATCGGTCTGTGTCTGATTTCCAGTTCCGGAGGCTCCCATCTGGACGAAGCCTCCCTGGCCATTCTGCGCCGGCTTTAACCCCGGAACGTCCTCCAGCGTCTTTTTCAGGGCGTTGGACACCGTCTCCTCGTTAATCTTCCCATCCTGTCCGACAGCCTGGCCAAAATCCGTCATTTTAATCAGATAAGGGATGGTTTTCGCGTCTACGCCTAGGCCTACTGCTGCCATAATCGCCGCATTCTCCAGCTGAGCTTTCTGAGCCGCTGCCTGAGCCTGCGCCGCCTGGGTCTGAAGCGCGCCCACATCTGGCTGATTCGCCGCTTTCTGGGCCTTAAACGCCTGAATTGCCTGGCTCATCTCTTCCTGAGAGAGTCCCTGCTGTTTAAAATAAGATTTCAGCACCGTATCCTCCGTAACAGACGTTTTCCCCGCAATCAGCCCGGCCAGCTTTTCATAATCAAACTGCACGCCTGTGCTGCTGCCAGTTCCTGATGCCCCGGTTCCGGAAGCTCCCGGCTGATTCCCTGCAGCTCCAGAAGATCCTGCGCCGTCTCCCTGGCCGCCGGATGCTCCGCCCTCTGCAAACAGCTGTAAATTCATTGGAAATCTTCGTTTCATAGGTGTCTCCTTTCAGTTTTCGGGGTGTCTCCCCATCCAGTTTTATGTGTGTCTCACTTTCAGTTGGTTCCCGGTGTCTCCGGGTAGTTTAATGCCTTCGGGCAGAAAAATAACGCCCAGGATATCCCTGCGCGCTTATGACTCATTCTATGACTTGCTATGACTATAATACAATATCTTCCATTACTGCTCTCGCTTCCAGAACTGCAATGTAATCTTCCATTGCCCGAATCTGCATATTGTAAATGCTTCTGGGGCAGGTGGGTTCGAACTCCATCATACCCTGATCCCATCTATCCAACATGCTTTTCAATTTCTGATACCGGAGTCTGAGCTGACCATATTCAGCCCGAAAGCGTTCCTTGTAGTCCTCGCTTAACATCATGGCAGCTGTGTCCTTTAATTCCATAGGTCTTAAATCCATCTTATCTCCTTCCTGTTGCGACACCGCAACTGCAAATGGGTATAAAAATACCACCGGCCATTACTGACTGGTGGTATCATACCATTTTCAACATCTTCTCAATTTCAGACCGCTCAAAACCTCGGTCAAATAAAGCCTCTAAAATTTCTTCATCCTCACACAATAATTCCCTATAATGTACTATCTCTCCACGCAAATAGGTGTCGTGTATACATAATTCAATTTCTTCTTCCGTCCAGCCTTGGTTTCTTCCAAACTCTCGCATATCATCAGCTTCTGATTTTTGCAACTTTTCTTTTAAATTCAGTGTTTCAGTGGAAAACATTGTCACTCTAACCCACCTATTGCCCTTTCTAATACTTTTCCAAAAATTTTTGCTGCTTTTCGTGGAGTTTTACTAGTCATATACTCAGAAAAACATTCTGCAAAAAACTCATTAGAATTTTCATTTGCATATTCAGATATGTGCGCAGTAATAAATTCTTTCCTGGAAAAAGCTAGTGCGTCATTAAGTTCTCTTCCCGTATATCCCATATTCTGCCACATTGCTCTCTCTTCTCGGATATATTCATAGTAACCTAATTCCTTCAATACCTCTTTTTCAACTGCTACACTGGTTCTTATTATTCCATATATTCCGATTTGACCTCCACATATTCCTTTTATCGTCAAAAATCCATCTAACTGATGCCCCATTTCATGGACAATAATACTATCTACCGTGGTTCCTTTAGGAAATTCTTTCATTTTTACAGCACGGTCATATTTCTTTTTAAGCCCTTCATAGTCTTTGAAATCTGCACTTAGAAATAATTCTCCTAATAAAGACTTACTAGCAGCTATTGCATCCAAATCGGGGCTATATTGTATGCTTTTGGTAAATCCCTTTAATTGTGGGAATTTCTTAAATACTTTATTGATTCCATTATACACCGACTTCCTCAATTTTGCATCTATTTCATCAAACTCTACTTTATCCTCGCTTATTCCAAGTATCATAGCTGTCTTTTTAGCCTCAAATAAACCGTCTACTTGTGCCTGTTTCTTCCACTCTTCTCTTCTGGCAGCATAACGCTTCTGATTCTCCTCATCCAGCGAATACTCAGCCAGCCTCCCATACTTCTCTGCCTGATGCTTTGCATATTTCCCCTTCTGCTCCCTGGCATAATTCTGCCCAATCGCTTCCAGCTCCTTCTCTGTCCAGGTATCATCCGCCGTAGAGATACCCGGAAAGTAGGTCGTATGAGAATCTTTGCATCTGGGATGATAAAGCCCCGCCTCGATGGCTTTACTCATCAGCGGATACCGTTTCCCTGTCTCCGGATCCACTCCATCCTTGCGGCCGCCGCTCCATACATCGTCAATCAGCACCTTTCCAACAAAGGGAAGACACTTGGGGCAGGGATTTCCGCGCTTATTCATAATCACAGTGCTGATTCCCCACTCCTGCCGCTTCTCCCCTTCTCCCTGAAGATAGGCCCGCTTGCTGGCTGTCCGGATGGCCATGTCCGCATAATCAGAAAGCGTATGACGGGCCCCGTTGGCGTACTGGATGCAGTTTATTCCTGCTGCCAGAAAATCTCTGGAAGCCATATCCACCGCCTGCTCGTAGGTTCCGGCCCCCGTATTGGCATAAACTTGGGCGTTAAAGATAATCTTGCGGTACTGATCCTCTGCCCTCCTGAGAACCGCTGTTTCCGCCTTCTCCATGTCGTGGGTAACGGCCTCTATCAGGGCCTCCAGCTTCCTTTCATTCAGCTTAAAGAACTCCGCTGCCATTCCAGGGGAAATTTTTTCTGCTTTAAAACCATTCCTGACAGCGTTCAGGATTGCCCTCTCCTGCTCCATGCCCCCGGTTTCCCTGGCTTTCCGGATCAGCTCCTCAATCTCCCTGTTCAAGGACTGGAACTTCCCCGTATAACGCCTCTTGTTTTCCCTCTTATACCTTTCCAGGGTTTTCAGCTGCTCTGCCTGCCACATGCTCCACTGGATGCCCTCCTTCGTCTCCTCAGCCCGGTGGCGCTTCATGTTTCGCATCATGGAAGCAGTCAGCTCCTCTTCGATGGCTGCAAAGGCGGCGCCGATCTCGTATTCATCCTGCTGCACACGCCTGCCTCCTTCCTGATTCTGGGTTTCTACTGCCCCGCCGACAGCTGGCCCCGGTTGCTGAGTACACGGAATCCCTGAGACTTAAATTCCCTGGACAGACTCTTCAGCTGCGTAATGCTCTCGCACCTGTCATGTCGGAGTTCTGCATAGCCTTCCTTTTCCAGGGCATAAATCCCAAACGGAACCTGCTCACTGGCTACTTTGAGAAGCCCCTGGTACTCCTTCCGGCTCATTCGGTATACCCGGTTCATTACCTTTACCTGCATCTGTCTCCCCTTCCTGCTCTCCTTCCTTCATCTGGATCTGAAAAGAACCGGCAGTCTGATTGACTCCCGGTTCCTCTATCTCTGCAACGCCCTGCTCTGCTTTCAGCCGCTTTACTTCCTCCGCCTTCCAGGCCTCGTCCTTGCTGTCTCCATAAAGCTCTTCCACCTGCGCCTCAATGCTCATCATAGGCACGCCAGGCCGGGCCTTGGCAAGGGTCTCCACCTGGCTCTCAAAGGACGGATTTGCATACTCCCCAAAGGGAATATCCACCTTCACCTCCTCTACTGGCTGCTTTGCCAGAACCTGGCAGCAGTTCAAACAGGCAGAAATCAGTTCCGGAAGCGTTGTCTGAAGCGCCTCGATGATAGCGTCCCTTGTGTAAAGGGTTGTCTTTTCCTTTTCCCTCTGGGCCTCCGCGTTGTCTAGCTTCTTTACGTCGATTCCCAGTGTGGAAGGGCTGATAATGCCCTGCAGGCACAAATCCAGGGCTGTCACGTAGGAAGCCAGATAGCTGTCATGGGGAATGGCCGGCTGTTCTGTCTGCACCTTATTCTCCCCGTGTTCCGACATATCGCTGTCTCCGGCAAAGAACCGGTTATCGAAGGGATTCGGGCGCAGCATCTCGCCCGTTTTCGGATTTTTCGGAACCAGGCAGTCTGGAATATAGGTCCTGGCTCTTCCGCTTCGCAGCGCGTCCATCCACTGGCTCCACACCTCATCAAAGGCATCGAAGCTGTCTAATTTCCCGTCGAACAGGCTGCCTCCCCGTCCTTCCCACTTCGCGCTGTCATAGATGTGGAACGGAACCGCCAGAATCACTGACGGATCAAATGCCCAGTCTTTGAGCTCCTGGGTCTTCTTTATGGTATCGAGAGGAACTTCCTTCTCTCCCAGGTACAGCTCATTCCGGATGCAGCCATACCCATAATGCTCATAGAGCACGTACAGCTGCCCCTTCGCCTTATACGGCGTCTTGAAGACAACCTCCGCCAGCTCGTCCCCGTCATAAACCAGTTCTATCCGATCTCCCGGATACCAGCTGATGAAAGGATACCCACTCTTTTGAGTATTCAACGTCAGCTTCCAGGCTCCGTCTCCGATATACAGCGCCTCTCTCAGCGCTTTCTTTAACTTTTTCCGGAAATGATTTTGTTTCTCGATTTCCTTCCAGGTCTCTTCCTGCTTTCCAGACTCAAACTGGAACTCATTCATGTCTGCCATCACAATGGATGAGAGAACCTTGACAATCAACCCTGGAAGGCCCGTGTGGATTTTTCGCATTTCCATGCCAGGTGTACATTTAGACGCCCAGAACTTGTACCGATCCGCTGTCTCTCCGCTCTGCTCATAGAGCTGTTCCAGCTCATTTCCGTCTCCACGATACCAGATACGGTTGCGGATTGCATTCAGCTCAAAATCCACTATTTCCTGAATCTGGATGCTGTAGGGGCTTGCCGGCTGCACATTCAGCCAGGAACGGATGCCCCGTTTAATATTCTCGTTCAATGTTGTCAGCCACCTCATTTCTCATCCTCCTCGAACCCAATCAGATTCCGCCAGGGAATCCAGCCATACTGGGATGCATTAATGGTATGGTCATTCCGATCCTCTGGTTCGTCCTTATCCTCCAGCCAGGAATACCGTTCCAGTTCCGCCATGTGCTCTACACAGGTATCTGCCACCAGATAGCAGCCCTGCTGAATCCAGCCCAGCTGCAGCTTGATGCGGTCAATAATCTGCAGAGCCTTATACGCATCCAGGAAATTGTGTATGCTGCCATGAAGCCGCTTATATTTTCGCAGCTCCGTAATGGTCGCCTGGTCAGCCGAATCAATAAACACATCCCTCGCAAGTCCCCACTCCTTTTGATTTCGTTCCAGGAACTCCAAAAATTTCGTCACTGTATCGGATGGAGCCAGCGGCTGATCCAGTTCTGCGTTGCTGTAAACCTTCTCATCCAGCACAATCAGCCTCCGGTCTGTGGTAATTCCCATAAAAATCATTGCAATAGTATCCGGCGACTGGCTGGAATAGGACGTATCAAGCCCCGCCGAAAAACGCCTGAATTTCAGCCGCCCCAGCTTCTGCTCCGTTTTAAGCCAGGAAATCGATACTACATGCTTCTTCCTATCGAAGTTCGGAAAAATAAGGCCCGTCGCTTTTCCGCGCAGGCCTAAAATCTTGTTCTTGTATAATTTCGTTCCAGGTGGAGCTGCATCCATCTTTTTCTGCACTGCCTCCGGTGTCAGGCTTAAATTATCCCGGAACGTAAAAAACCAGTACCTCCATCTGGGTACCGGCTTCTCTTTCAGTTCCGCCAGAATCTCCGGAGGAACGTCTTGTTCATATTTTTGGTACGGCCTGGAACGGTTGATAAACTCCTTATACACCGGAAGGCCCGGATCATCCGGATTCAGCGTGGCCATCAGATAATCGTTTCTGGTAGACACCTCCCGGACAAAATCAATGTTGGCCGTGTTAATCTCGTCGATGTACACGCAGCCGAACTGGGAGCCCAGGACCAGCTCCCACTTGTCCCGGTTATCATAGCCCAGGACAAAAATAATCTTGTCCTCAAACTTGATATGGGGAATCTTATAATCCTTATCCCCATTTCCATAGTACCGGGCTGTCCGGTGCAGATCCAGAATTCCATTGTCCTGCTGGATAATGTTCTTCTCCGCAGTACCTGTCGTCTTGGATGCGATAATGTGAAGCTTCTTTCCGCTGCGGCTGACCATCCGCATAAACTTAACGCCGGCGCCTACCGTTGTCTTTCCGGAAGCCGTTGTCCCCTCCAGGAAGTCTGCATCCACGCCGTCCACTGTATTGATAAAATCCAGGTATTTCTGGGAGAGGGGAAAGCTGCTACTCTTCAAGTCCCTCACCACCCAGCTGACTCATAATATCATCCAGCTTCTCAGACGTCTGGACGTTCACATCCACCTTATCCCGGAACATTCCCAGATGCTTACCGGCCAGCTCCAGAGCCTTCGACTTGTCGTAGAACTTGATTTCCCGTTCAATGCCCTCTCCTTCCTTGGTTGGGAACCGCTTGACCTTTACAGAGGCGACCGCCGCCAGATCTTCCGGAAGCGCATCCTCTCGAATGGTAGCATCGTTCAGGTTGACTACCTGTTGTGGATTTACCAATGCAATCTTGGCCAACTCCATCAAGACCCTGTCCTGGTTAATACCGGTGCGGCGGGAACGCTCGGCCATCGCCTTGTCAATAGCATTTTTAATATTAACATTTGCTAACATTCGACTTCCTTGCTCGTTCGCCGTATCCGGACTGTAGCCGGCACGAATGGCCGCCTGAGTGGCGTTCAGGTCGATGAGGTATTCCTGTACGAATAGTTTTTGTTTTCTGGTTATGGGGATCACCTCCTTGCATTCTATCATTCATACAACATTTATGTATCTTATCCACATTTTATCAACATCTTGTATATAACATCAAGAAAAGCACCCGGCACATGGCCGGGTGGAAAAAATAGGAGAAAAATTATTATGGCTTGCAGGAGAAGGATTCGAACCCTCGACCTCCGGGTTATGGGCCCGGCGAGCTTCCAGACTGCTCCATCCTGCTGTATCGCCGGGTCTCCCCGGCATCTATGCGAATAAAAGGGGGTACAGAAGCCGCCAGCCGAATGCCTTTGGCTTCATGGTACACTATAGCATATTGAAACGGGACATTCAGGACAAATAGGACAAACTTTAAGCCGCCTTCAAAAACCGTTGAAATTCTTTTTTTACACTCTCCCCAGTCGCCTTCCGTCCCATCCGAATGGCCACCTGTTCCCATGTCATTTCCTCAAAAAACTTATATCGAATAATCCGCTGCATCCTGGGCGATATGGTCAGAAGCCAAACTTCCACCTGCCCTTTAATCTGCTCCGCCCTGCGGATCCGTTCTTCCAGCAGCTTCTCCCTCCGTTCCAGCTCATCCGGGTCTTTGACTGCCGCATACCCCAGCCCCTCCAGGTGGTAGGTCTGAAGCGTGTACGGGAACTCATGAGAGGAACCTTTCACGCTGTCCTGCTGTATCTGCCTGCGGCGCTTCCTCAGCTTCCGGATCTCCTCCTCCGTGTCTTTGACCAACTCGCAGGCATCTATGTACTGCCCTAATATCTCCTTGTCCAATGGCGTCACCTCTCTCCCTGTCTCTTAATCTTTATCCGGCATCCGCCTGTGGTATGCCCTCTGCCCCTCTACATATTGTTCCTGCTTCCTCTGCCTTCCCAGAAGCTGCCGAAGCTCATTCAAAAACTTCTTGCCAGCACCATCTGCGAAATACTCGGCAATCTCTTTGTTTAACAGCATGATGTCCTTATGCCGGCGCCTGGCTTTCCGGCTCTGCCACAGCTTCAGGGCCTCATTGTGCATATCGTATTTATTGTCCGTAAATTCCAGCGCATGAAGATAATCCTGAAGGCTCTTATCCTCATCCCCCACAGAAGAATAGGATAACCGATAAGCTTCCTGACACTGCTCCACGAAGTCAATAAATTGCTCCAGGCTGATTGATGGCAGTTCCTTCTTTCTCTCCGTCATGGCCATACCCTCCCCGTTTTTTTATCTCTTAACACAATCCGGCCAACCACCTCGCAGTCCAGGTTTCCTGCTGTAAATTTCATCAGCTCCACTGCTTTACTGACATGCTCTGGTTGTCGGTCTGCCTCCCGAATGGCTTTGGCGGCCACCGGATCCCGCACGCCGCTGGCATTGTGATATAAATCAGGCTTCATTCTGGCCTCCTTTGTACGGCTCCGGAAGCGGCTGCCAGGCAATCACTGTGTCATATACAACTCCAGGGTCTCTTGCTTTGTTTGGTTCCCCATCACAGCGTATCCATTCGTTTTCTTCATCCTCATACCACCAGATCCCCTCTTCATATTTTCCTTTATGTGTGGCTCTACTCTCTGGATGATGCATCCATTCTTCTTTTGGGATGAAGTCAGAGCCATAGTCTGAAATCCAGCTCGAATGTTTTACTGTTACCCAAACAGGTATCTCTTCCTTTGGCAGTCGTTCCTCTACTGGGATCCATCTGTCCTGCTGCCGGCGAAGCTCTTCCACATCTGCCGGACTCAGACCCGTGTCTTCGTAGTCTCTCAGCTTACACAGCGCCCCATATAGTGCCTCATAGGTTTCCCGTGCGATTGGTACTCCTATGAGCAAATTCTCCCACTGAATTCTTTTTAGGCCCCAGTTTCCAACTTTATCTCTTTCTGTTAACCGTCCCATTTCGTTCTCCTTTCTAACCCGCAGTCCCAGAGAGTTATCTGAGATTTATATTCTTCCAGACGTTCATTTGCCAACTCATAATAATGTCTGTCTTTTTCAAATCCGATATAACTGACTCCCGCTTTATGACACGCTATTAAACTGCTTGCACTGCCAACGTGAGTGTCAAGAATTTTTGCTGCTGGAACTGCATATTTCGCAAGCAGCCAATCATACAAAGCTACTGGTTTCTGCGTCGGATGGATTCTTTTCTCATTGAGAACTTTATTGCCCTGCTGCACTGTTCCTTCTTCCAAGCTCTTTCCCTGGAACATCCCGTTCCACATGTACCGGAACAGCCGAACCGAATCATGCAAGCTACAGGAAGCAATCTCACAGTCTGAGAAGCTACTGCCTCCATTGCACTTGTCCCAGACAATCCGGCCTGGCGGGAAATGATAATCAAAGTAGTTGCATCCCCACACGATCTGCTCTTTGGAAACCCGTTCCAGCTCCTGAAAATATCCCAGCCCTGGTACTTCCCATTTTTCGGATGGTTCGTAATATCGCTGTACTCCGATTGGGCTTATTTTCCTGCCATAGTATTCTCTGCGCTCTGGACCTGAAAAATAAGGAGGATCCACAATGGCAAGGTCGAAATAGTTATCCGGAAACAAGGGTAAATAATCCATACAGTCTCCGCAAATAAACCGGTTTAATTCAGTCATAACATATCTTTCCTTCCCTGCTGCCCCATTCGGCCACAATCTCACAGGCAGATGTCCCATAAGTAATATTCTGACCGTTCCAGCTGCAGGAGTCACAATCTTTAAACTCCTTTATATGTTTCGCCATATCCCAGCAGTCATAAAAGTCCCGTTCCATCTCCTCTGTCACCTCTATCATCAGCCTGGCTCTGGGACACACTTGTATACACAACGCTTTCATAGGCGCCTCCTATTGTCTCAACTTCTCCCGAATCCCTTTTAACAACCGTGATACCTGCGGTTGAGAACGGTTCAGCCTCTCTGCGCACTCCTTTTGCGTCAGTTCCGGATTCTCGATCAACAGGTTCAGCAATCTCCGTTCGTTTCTTTTTAACTGAATCACACCTCTTTGCATATCAAAAAGCTGTTCCGGCCAAAGATAACGGTTGAACGGATCTGGTATCATGTCTTTAAAGGTCCCTTCCCCTTGGTCTGCGTCTATCGGCGCATCCAGGTAAAATAAGGTATCATATTTTTTCTCTCTCCTCCAAAGCATTTTTATCTCATTTTCCATTACTCTGCAGGCAAAAGTCGAAAAGGAAATGGCTCTTCCCTCATCAAACTTTTCCGCTGCTTTTATTAACCCCAAATATGCGGCTGAATAAATATCATCCATTTCCAGATGCATTGTGTGGAATTTCTTTGCTGTATATTTGGCAAGTCCTATATTGTTCTCAATCAGTTCCCTTTGCTTCTCTGTTATCATCCTCGTTTTTCGTCGGGTGGCCACCCATTTACCGCGGATTATCTACTTCCTCCTATTCCTGTTTTCTTCGTTCTTCTGTTATCCTTACCGCTCCTATTACCGCCTCCAGCGCCTCCGCGTCCCTGCCCCAGATTGGATCTGCGTCCTTCCCGGCCGCCATGTCCCGGCAGTGGTTCAGCAAATCACCTAACTGCTTTACAGCTCCCTGTAGCTTCCTGGTATCCACCACGCGCATCCCTGCAATTCGAAATGCTCTGCTGGAACCTACTGAATGATCCGTTTCTAATATTCCCTGCTCCAACATTTCCTGCAGGCATATGTTGATTGTTGACACAGAACAGCAGAATTTCCTCGCCAGCTCCCGCTGTGTTGGCGGGTAACCGTGGGTTTCTATGTATGCCTTTATCACATTCAAAATCTCTTCCAGACTAAACCTCTGCTTCACCTTTCATCTCCTCCTCAATCCTCTCCCGGATCCATTTCTCCCCGTGCTCCCGGTCTGCGATTTCTTCCGCCGCCAGCGCCGGGCTGAAATAACAGCCAATAGATGCATAGCCCCTCCCCGTCTCCTGAAGGATCTGGAACCGGCCGGCTGTCTCTTTTTCGACATAATATTTCCCGTAAATCTGTCTCATATCTCCTCCTACTTCGGCCATTCTCCCAGCGTGTGGGTTCCCTTCCTGCTGCACCGTATCACATCCGCCCACGAATAGGCCTGCCCGTTATCAAACAGGCAGATATGGGGGCATCTGGTGTCCGTCACCTTCGTCCTCCTTCGCACGCCTTCCTCGTCCCGATAGTAGTAAACGGCTCCCGGAGCAACACGCTTCCGGAACCGCGCTATGGTCTCCGGCCAGATAGCCTCATCTTCCTGGATCTCCTCCAGCTGTTCCCGGTAGCTTTTTGCATTATCCCTGTGAATCGTGTACAGATAGCCATCCTTACACCGTCCCACGCAGTCAATGGCGTTTTTGACGCGCAGGTTCCCAAATTGGTTCCTGGCGTCGCTGTGAGTCAGTCCCAGGTCCTCTGCCGCCTTTTTGATAGTCAGCGCCCCTGCTTCGCTCAGATGTCTGAGAATCCTTTCCTGTTTCTCCGCCGAGATGCGGTTAATCTCCTCCCGGCTGCTCTTCGGTATCTTTCTCCTGCCCATAAATGCCTCCCATCTGATCCAGAATATCCTCGTAGTCATATCCGTGGCTTTCGCAGTTGTGGAAACGGTTCTTTGCCCGGCCATAGTAGTCCCTGTGCTTATTCCAGGCAGCAGTTTCCACGTCTTTTGCCGATGAGTAAGCACTGCTTTGAGGCTTGTCTTTGTAATTGCCGTCCAGAACCTTGGCCATATTGGCATCCGCAATCAGCCAGTCGAAGGTGGCCGTCCAGTTCCGGTTATTTTGGCCTTTCAGGAAACTGCTGGCTTCGGCCATCTCAAACAGCTTCCTAAAATCCTCCACGGTATAGCCAGCGCGCAGTCTGGCACGGACAGCCTTCTTTCTGGCTTCCGACATCTTTACCAGGCGGGGATACGACCCGCAAACGGAGTTGTATAACTCTCGAATCGTGGCAAGCTGGTCAGAAAAGGCGTCCGTCTTTTCTGGTAGTACGTCAGTACTACTCTTTTGTTGTTTTTGTTTATTTTTATTATTTATTATGTCTCCGCTTTGTACTACGGAATATACTTCGGGTTGTACTACGGGATATACTTCGGGTTGTACTTTCAAATTGTAAGTATATTCCGTAGTGTTTCTTCCGCATAATGAGATAAGGCGATACCGCCCCGGGATGCCTTTTCTCCCTTTCTGGTATTCTACCAGCCCTGCATTCACAAGCCGGTCCCTGCTCTCTGTCAGGGATGCTTCTCTTGCTATCTGCAGGGACACCATCAAGCGGCGGTTATCTACTTGCATCCATTCCGGCCATCCGGCTCTGCTGCTCAGGTACACAAGTTTGTACCACAAAAGCTGCGACAGAGTGGGGAGGGAATGGGTTTCGAGCCACCGCTCAAATCCGTTAATCTCTGCTATATAATTCAAGGCTCTACCGCCTTTCTTTTTAATGCCGGGGAGATGACCGCTCCCCGGCAGATGTATCACCAATGGCATTTGTTTCGTGATATATTACTGCCATAGGAGGTCTGTTACAAATAGGAGCGGCCGAATTCCTTAATGAACTCGTCCCGGCTCCCGTAATGACTCTCATAGTATCTCTGAGCCATCTGCTTTAACATCTTATCTATTCCTGCATTCTCCGGTGTCCTCTGGAAGGAAGCGCCGTTGGGATGCAGTTCCGGCCGCAGAGGGATGATAAAGCCCCTGGCTTCCGATTTCTTCTTATTCCCCTTGCGGCTTTCAAAAATATGATGCCTCTCCACGTAAGGGCTGCCAGTGAAATAGCAGTGATCCATATCGTCCGTAAATACGCTCCAAAGTCTCTTCATTCCGTTTTTCCCTTCCGCTTCCGGTTCGCCTCATAGAGTTCCAGCATCCGGCTCAATTCTTCCGGAGTGGCCGTCTCAATGCCTACCTCCTTGCACTCGGACACCAATCCGTCAATCAGATGCGCCATCTCCTCCGTGTTGTAGGTACTGGATCCACGGAGCATCACATAGGTGCGAAACCGTTCCCCATTTCTTCCAGTCTTTACCTCTGATGTAGGCTTAATATGGTACGTCTCCGCCTCATCAGCCTTTCTGGCTCCCTGATCCGTGTCCGGAAGCACCAGGTAAATCATCTTACCGTCAATCACTTCCGGCTGGCCGTACCGCCGAAGCAGGATATTATGCAGATGCGGTTTTGACAGGTTCAGCTTATCTCCCAGTTTTGCGACAAGCACCCAGTAATACGCGTTGGCGTCCAGGCTCCGCTTCTTCCGAAACTTTTTAAATGTGATAGCCAGAGGAACGCCCTGCAGCTTATCCAGATGGGGAGCTGCAGCCGCTTCCGTTTCACAGGTAATCAGGGTATGCCCGGTAAAGTAATCACAGGAAATGCTTTTCAACTGTCCTTTCAGTTCCATCCTTTTCACCTATTCATTCCAGGGAAGCCCTTCCATCTGCTCCGGCGGCTCTGTGTGCATGTTCGGATCCGGCTTGTCCGGATAACGCTTAAATTTCTCCATCGCATCCTGGAACTGGGAAATGGTCAGCTCCTTCATCTCTTTTACTCCGTAGGTCTCTGTAATCTGCCTCCAGTGCAGGCCGGTCCGGCCGCATTCGTTATACAATGTCTGAATATGGGCTTTTCCCACCTTCGGTTCTTCTTTCGGCTGTTCTGGTTCCTGACGCAAAGGAGCCGGAGCCATCTTGTCCACTGTCTCCGGATGAGCCAGGTTAAACACGAGCCTCCCCCTCTGGCTGTCATTTAAAATCACCAGAGAGCAGATATTCCTGGACGCATCATAACCGATTTCTTTCACCGAAAACCGATCATAACAAGTCCACTTCTTCCCGCTCCTGTCTCCCTTCTCCTGAATCCGGCAGTTTCCAGCCGGGATCCAAATAAATGGCGCTGTATACAGTTCCCGGCCAATCCCCCAGTTAAAGCAGGCCCGTTTAAAGGAGTCGGAGGCAAGCCCCTTCTCCTTTTCTGTATAGCTTTCTGTTCCTGTGTCTTCTTTAGAAATCCACTGCTGCTTCTCGCCATCCCAGATGCTGACTGTGCAGTTGGCATTGTCTCTGCTATGGGCCCGCTGCCAGTTCATAGGGCCTACGGTTTCGTCTAATATGTTCTGATCCACTCTGGCGTCCTTATAAAGCAGCAGGGACACTCCCTTTTCTGTTACCGTGGCAATCCGGCAGTCAATCTCTCCTGCCTGCAGCGTGCGGAATTCAAGCGCTTTCTTCTCCATCGTCTTCCTCCTCTATCCAGTTCCCGGAATAAAACCATTCCACAAGCATCTCGCGGAACTCTTCTCGATCTTCCTCTGTCCCTTTCAAGCATCGTTCCAGTGCATAATCATAAGCCAGGGCTCCCTCTACCACATGCCCTTCTTCCGGTGTGCCTGTCATTCCTTTATAGTACATGTCTTAGGCTCCTTTTAATCTCATCCTTATCTGTCCGTTTTCCGTCTCCTGGAAGACGCCCAGGCTCTGCTTCCTCCGCAAAGCCCGGCTTTTCTTTAACTCCAGGCACTCCTCGCAGAGTCTTCCTTCGCCCGGATCCAGGTAGCAGCCGCATTCACTACAGCGATACCGATTCATGATCTGCCTCCTCCGCAGGCTCCAAAACCACGCCCAGCATATCTGCAATGATTTCCCGATCTATGTACTGGCTTTTTCTGATATAGGCCGCCACAGCCTCCACTCTCCCCATCAGCATAAGAGCCTCTTCGCCTTTATTTTCTGGTGCAAACATTAAATTATTGTTTCTCACTTGCTTTTCCTCCTTGATCCGGTTTATAATTTACTTGATAATATTTTTCTCATGGGCCTGTCCGGCGGCAACCGGCGGGCCTTTTCTTTTGAAATCCCTGCATGGGTACATCCTGCTATACTCCAGACACCGGTTCCTGTACCGACAACCCCTGCAATCCATCACAGCCACCCGGCTGAAGCCAGAACGACCAGGAAGGCCCCAAAGAAACCGGCGGCCAAAATCTCTGTGAAGAACAGGGCCTCATGAAGAAACTTCACTTCATCTTTCAGCGCCGCGTTTTTTCTACGCTCTGCCCGGAGCGGGTGCTCCGGGACTGTATTTCTCTTTCTCATTCGTCACACACCTTTCTTCTGTAGCCTGCCATCTCCATAAAGCGATCCGACAGCAGCATGGCTATCTGCTTTCTTTTCTCCTCTGACAGCTCCTCCATCCTGTACTCTTTTCCATGAATATCAATGCAATTTGTAATGGTTGCTTCTTTCATACTGTTCTCCTCCTTCTCTGCTAAATTTTATGCAAGACGGGTTGTACAAGTTGAAATATTGTATTTTTTCTTACCTCCCTATCTCTGGAAATTTTTATATTTCTGTGTTACAATCTCTCCATCATCTACAAAAGGAGAGTTTTCATGGACAATAGTTTTACTGCAAACGCTGCTATCATCACCGCATGGGCTGCTATTGTTGCTCCCGCAATTACTGCTCTCATTCATTCGGTTAAAGAATATAAAATTGCCAAACTGAATCATACTATTGATGTACGTTTAAAACTTTGCCAAGCATTCTCCGAATCTTATTCAAAATGCAAATATGGTTCTGACAAAATTGGATACATGAACACCTTTTATATAGATACCTTACAGTTAGCAGCTATTTGTCATAAGCGTTCCGTTCGCCGGAACCTTTTCCTCTTAGCTAATGCAGTAAAAGAACATGGAGCTACTAAAACTACAGATAAACTTTATGAACTCTGTATCAAACTACTGGCTAAAGAGTTTTAGTAGTACGGGGGCATACCCCATAAAAGCAATGATTTCTCCGGCAATCTGGACAAACAACCACAAATAATCATCTCTCACCGCGCAAAGGATAATAGATAAAATCAATAGACCGATGCCAGTAACGCAATATGCTAACGCCATTATTCTCTCACCTCCCTACTTCAGTTCATCGAATCCACTCAGCAACTGCGATTCCTGTGGCTTTTTCTATCTTTTCCAATGTTGAAAGTGAAGGCTTAGAATCATCATTTTCCCATCGAGACACAGTTCCGTTCCCGATGTTACATTTTTTTTCAAAAGAGCTGATTGATAAATTATTTTTTTTGCAATATTCCTTTACTTTTTGAAAAATCAATCCCAGAATCTCCTCTCTAAATTTTTGATATTTTAGAGAAAAGTCTATTGACTAATGTTAGATAATGCTCTAAAATAAGAATTGTTCAGAAACTTATTTTTAGCGAATCCTCTATTATTTTTAGGCTTTTCTCTAATCACAAGCTCATTATATAGAGTATTCCCTATTATGTCAAGCTATTTTTAGGCTTTTCTCTAAAAAAATTCATGGAGGAACTCTATATGACCAGCGTGGAACGTGTAAAAGCTATATGCAAAGAACGCAAAATAGCTATCAGTAGACTTGAAAAAGATTTGGGGTTTTCCAATGGCTATATTGGCCAGTTGAGAAAAGGTGTTTTTCCTGACGATAGGCTAAAAATGATTGCCGATTATTTTGGAGTCTCAGTAAATTATTTAATGACTGGAAAAGAAAATGAATCGAGCGATCCAGAACTTACGGCCAGGGATGAACGCGATATCAAAAAAGACTTAGACAGCCTACGTGAGAAGCTTGTTAATAAAGAACTGGGGCCTGCTGCATATGATGGAGAAGACATTCCTGATGATGATGTCGAGCTGTTTCTTGGCCAGGTCGATCTCATGCTTCGCCGTTTGAAAATTAAAAACAAGGAAAAATACGGTCATAAAAATAAAAAGTAGGTGATCTTAAATTGGTTGAGGAAGTCAAAAAGAAAGTTGCTTACTATATAAAAAAATACCAGACAAACAATCCGTTTAGGCTGGCGACAGCACTGGGAATTGAAGTTGCAGTCGGAGACATTGGTTCCAGAGCCGGATGCTATATGTACCTAAAAAGAACTAAATGTATATGGATCAATGAAAATCTGGAAGGCAATGAACGACTATTTGTTATGGCACACGAATTAGGTCACGCGATTCTCCACCCGCGTCAGAACTGTTATTTCATCAGGCACAAAACTTTATTCCTGAATTCTAAGGTGGAGCAGGAAGCTAACCAATTTGCTATAAATCTTTTAATTCCTGACGACATACTTGCAGAATATCTCATGTACCAGGAATATACACTCGATCAGTTATCTCGTTTATTGGGGTATGAGAAAAGATTAATTGAATTAAGATTAAAATCCACTAATGAGAAAGGGCAAACTTTAATATGAAAAGAAAATGGTATTTGCAGACATGGTTCATCTTTTTGCTATCGCTTTTTTGGCCACTGATAATCCCAGGGATCGCCGCTTTTATTTTGCTGGTTCTTCAATATGTGGATGCTAAAAAACAAAATCAACATTTTTTAGCCTCTGAATCCTCGCTTCAGGATATAACTGCTGAAAAAAATGCACTGAACGAGCAGGTACAGCTGCTTCAAAACCAGCTTGATGAACTCGGGGCTGACACATATTTAGAAGTCAAAAATAAAATAGATGAACTATCTAAACAGCATTCCGAAATGGAACAGAACTTCAGCCTTGAAATGCAAAAAAACAATGATATTATTGCCCGCCTTCGGAATGAGATTACAGAATTGGAGCAGAGAAACGAACTTCTCATAAAACAGATCGCTACCCAGGAAAGAAAACTTCAACGGGCAAAAGAATTATATAAAAGCGTTGACTACTGCATCACCCATTTTATTCAATCTAATTCCGACGAACGGCTTTCTGCACTGGATGATGCTACGTATGATGAATTTTCTCCTAGCGTGATTTTAAAACTCCATTGCATGGATATTAAATCTTTACGCAAAACTTATAGAGAAAATGAGAAAGCTATTAACCATATTTTAGAGCTTTATGCTGCACGGTATACAACTAAAGCAAATCAAACTATCTATCAATTAATGGTTATTGCCTTACGGGCAGAGCTGCAAAATGTTTTATACAATTTAAAGTATGAAAAACTGGAGCAGGCTATCGATCACATAAAAAATATAACCGCTAAATACCTTCAAATTGCAGGAGCAGGTAATCAGAGTATTGCCGGAACATTGACCAGATTTATAGGCGAAATTGAATATCTGTTTATCGACGCTGTTAAGATTGAGTACAATTACTATGTAAAAAAAGAACAGGCCCGCCAAGAGCAGTTGGCTCTTAAACAGCAAATGCGTGAAGAAGCAGAAGAAAGAAAAGCTTTGGAATTACAGCGTAAAAAAATTGCACAAGAAGAATCAAAATACCAGAGCGAGATTCAAAAAAATATCGAGACTTTGGCCACAGCTACAGATGATAAACTGATTGCAGACCTCAAGGCAAAAATTTTAGAGCTTCAAGGGCAACTTTCAGATGTGTCTCTGAAAAAGGAAGAGATCTCAAAATTGCAGAATGGAAAAGCTGGAAATGTATATATTATCAGCAACTTAGGTTCCTTCGGAGAGAACGTCTTCAAAATTGGAATGACTAGAAGGTTAAATCCTCAGGATCGTGTCGATGAGTTGGGAAGCGCCAGCGTTCCTTTCCGCTTCGATGTACATAGTTTCATTTTCTCTGATGATGCCGTTGCCTTGGAAAATAAATTACACTCTATTCTTAACGATAAACGTGTAAACAAAGTTAATATGCGGAAAGAATTTTTCTACTCGTCACTGGATGAACTGGAGAATCTGGTTAATGAGTTAGATCCTACTGCTGAGTTTAACAGAACTATGCTTGCTGAAGAATTCAGGCAATCCCAGTCCACAGATACGCCTTATACCACAGACTATGAGGATGTTCTTGATGGGGATGAGGAAGATTAAATCAAATAAACAAAATTAAAACAGCCTTTGGCGTTTTAATAAAAAAATAATGTATTGGGAGGAAACACATGAAAAAAGCAAAATTGTTACTTGCAGTACTCGGCACATCAGCTATTATGAGCATGACTTCTTTCGCCGGCGAATGGAAACAGAATACTTCCGGATGGTGGTATCAGAATGATGATGGCTCTTATCTCGCAAATCAATGGTTCCAGGATTTTGACGGAAAGTGGTATTACTTAAATGAATCTGGGTATATGCTTACAAACGGGACTGCCCCTGATGGACGTTCTGTTGGAGCAGATGGTGTCTGGGTAGATACTGTTTCCGGCGAGCCCAAAAATGTTTTATATGAAATTGATAGCTGGTTGATCCGTGATGTTTGGAATAACGGATTCTGTGATTTTTACCACTATGAATATGATGGTTTAAGCAGTACCGGGGAATCTATTGATATTAATTATGCTCTTCAGTTATTCAAAGATGCTTATAAAAAGAAAGCTGGATATGAGGCCTATATTAATAATTTATCTGATGATTATGCAGCTCTTAAAACTGCATGGGGAAAATTAAGCAGTGAATCTGATCGGCTGTACAAACATTTCGAAAATGGTGTTACACAAACCGGCGATGAAACAGATACTGGTATTTTTGTCCAGTATAGAGATGCCTTCTCGGAATGTGTTGCTGAAAAGCGGTGATTTAAGGAGTTATCAAAAACAACTTACTGAATTTATGAGCCAAAAGGAGGTTCCTATGCTGCCCAAAAAAGAACTCTATACATCTGACGATTACTGGAATCTTCCAGAAGGTGAACGGGCCGAACTGATTAACGGCCAGTTTTATGCGATGGCTCCGCCCAGCCGGATCCATCAGGAATTGGTAATGGAGTTATCTGCTACTCTCAGAGACTATATTAAGTCTCATGGCGGAAACTGTAAAGTTTACCCCTCTCCCTTCGCCGTCAATCTGGATGCAGAGGATAAGAACTGGGTGGAGCCGGATATTTCCGTTATCTGCGATAAGTCCAAGCTGACCGACCGTGGCTGCTCCGGAGCTCCGGATCTGATTGTGGAAATTGTATCTCCCTCCAGCCGGAAAATGGACTACGTGTGGAAAGCCGGACTTTACATGGACGCTGGTGTCCGGGAATACTGGATCGTAGATCCGGTCAAGGAATGTACGACAAAATATCATTTCGAGGAAGACAGCGCGCCTGTCATTGTTCCTTTTTCGGCGGAGCTGAAAGCGGAAATTTATCAGAAGCAGTTCTCCATCTGCATAGCGGGGCTTTTAGAATAGCCTCTGCTCTACAGGGGCTATCACCTTGACAATATAATATACTTACTAGAGCAGCCGTCACGCTCTTGTATTTTTTATAATGCCTTGCAAGGAGATAAGTTATTTATGATGTATCCATACATGACTTTAAACGATGACACTGAAATTACCCATTCTGAAATGAGATCTGACGGACGTGTTAAAGTGTATTTTGAGACCCCGGATGATAACGGAGGTTTTCGAAACGCTACCTGCTATCTTCCGAATTATACCTGGGAAAATATATCAGGTTACTCAGCTCTGGAGATGGAATACTTCAAGCACCTGCTTCGGAACAATGCCCACCTGATCATAGAGTTTTCGCAGGAGGGAGGGTTTGAAAATGCCTCAAATCTTTAAAATTGGTTCCTATAGCGTTTACTTCTGGTCCAACGCGGGAAAACCTCTCGAACCAATTATTCTTTCTAAAATATGTTAGAACATATGTAAAATTGGCAATATGAATTAAATGTGCTTTTACGAAAGGAAGTTATCATGTTTTCACCTAATGAAACTTTAGAAATTTTGGCTGCTTGTGACATTCCGATAATTGACCCGTCCACAAATTACTGGTTTATTAGGACCAATGGCGGAGATAATTTTGAAAATTTCTATTTCGGACAATATGTTGCTATCGGTTGGGATAAAATAGATGATGTCAACTTTATAAAAGACTGTTTAATTAATGACTTAAAAGATAAAATTATCGAACTTTATCCTGAAGATACTAAACCTGGATCTACTGCATCACAAATCATGCGCTTTGTAAATAATATGAAAATAGGGGATTATGTATTAGTTCCAGGTACAAACTGTGATCGTATCGCCATTGGTCAAATTACTAGTGATGTCTATATTTATGAAACCACGGAGCAAGAACGGATTGATGCCATGTTCTTTGACGAAGAAGTTTCATATCTAAAGCGCAGAAATGTTAAATGGATTGCAAAGAGACCGTTTGAACGATATGAATTGGATCCCATGCTTACTCCTATTATTTATTCATATGGCACAATAGTTAATGCTAATCCATACTCTGGATTTATCAATAGAACTCTGTATAGTTGTTATATTCAGGGAAAAGAAATGCATACAATATTTGATGTAACATCTACCAAAAATATTGCTGCCGTCGATCTTTATAATTTTATTGACTCAATTTTTGAAAGCGCTAAGATATATTCACAACTATACAATACTCCTATTGAAAAAGACGAATTTTCTATTAAAGCAGCCATAAACTCTCCTGGCCCTATTGAAATTGTTTCCTGTGCAACAAGCGCTTTCGTAGTATTGGCAGCATTATCCCTATTTATCAATGGTGCTAAAGTAAAGTTTTCTTTTGATATTTTTAAAGTAATTAAAGGAGAGGTTAATATTGATTCTCCAGGCCTAATTGATAAGATTAAAGATTTTCAAAAAATATCTGTCGAAAATGAGATTCAACTTCAAAAAACTGAAGCAAAAATTGAGGCATCAAAAGAAAAACTGAAAATAAAGAAAAAAGAAAACAAAAAATAGACTGGATATTTAGTCCAGCCTAGTGATCTTAAAACTTTTCTTTACAAACATAAAGGATGTAAGTAAAAATAAGACTTCATGCAGATATATTTTACCGCCAAATATGATTCTTGGCATGTGCAACAGAGAAAGAAAAAAGAAACGCTGCATTAGATACGAAAGTGAAAACAAAAGTACATAAATACTGTATTTTGAAATGCAATATCTCATAGTGGTTCTCCTTTCTTTTCTCTCTATACTATATTACTATACATCAATTTTGGTTCCATGACAACTTACGAATTCTTAATTTTAAGCTTTGACAAATAGTATCCCTGCCCGGGGAACCGAAGGGGCGATACCTCCAGCTTCCGGACTCTTTCAGGAAGGAGCTGGTGAATATGGTTACATACAGCGATCTATTCGCTTTTGTGAGCATGATTTGTTCCATCGTTACTCTTGTTGTTACTCTCAATGAACACAAAAAGTAGCGCCCCTGTCCTGGTAAGATAAGGCGCTACTTTTAGCAAATTACTCTCGCCGGCGGCTGGACTTCACCCAGCTTACTGGTTCCTTGTTAAGTATATTATATGTCAGCCTACTGAATTTGTCAAACATGAAAAACCGCCCCTGGCGGCAACCAGGAACGGCTTTTCCGTAGATTTTCTCTTACCGGGCGCTCCGGAAGATACAATCAGCTTAGACACCTGAATTATATCATTTCCAGAGCGTCCTGACAAGGGGCGTTATTTTTGCACCCAAAATCACATAGATTGTCACTACATGAAGGAGATGATATAATGCTGATAGGAGCTGCTTATGTACGAGTCAGCACGGATGACCAGCTGGATCTGAGTCCTGACTCCCAGCTGGATGAAATCAAAAAATATGCCGCGGCAAACGACATTGTTCTGTCGCCTGATTACATTTTCATGGAGCAGGAAGGCCGAAGCGGCAAAAAAGCCGAGAACCGGCCAGAATTCCAGCGGATGATTTCCACAGCGAAGGTAAAACCTAAACCCTTTGACTGCATTCTCGTCTGGAAATTTTCCCGGTTTGCCAGGAACCAGGACGAAAGCACCTTTTATAAGGGAATGCTCAGGAAGAAACTGGGAATCGACGTGATCAGCGTGTCAGAGCCTATCATGGAAGGCATGTACGGCCGGCTGATTGAAATGATTATTGAATGGCAGGATGAATTCTATTCCTACAATCTGGGCGTTGAAGTAAAGCGGGGTATGACGAAAAAGGCGGAACTACAGGGATATCAGATTGTTCCCTGTCTTGGCTATGCTGCCGTAGGAAATGGAAAGCCCTTCGTTATCGTGGAAGACGAATATAAAATCGTAGAAGATATTTTCCGGATGTACGCTCTGGAAAATCTGGACAGGACTGCCATCGCCCGGCGCCTGAACGCTCAAGGTAAAAAAGCAAAGCGGGGAAACCCTTTCGAGCAGCGAACTATTACCAGGATTCTTACAAATCCTTTTTACAACGGTACAGTAAGTTGGAACGGCATCTCCTTCCAGGGAAGCCATGAGACGCGCCAATCTGTCACCGATTTATATGATATCTGCCAGGAACGACTGAAACAGGAATTCCGCCCCGTAAAGCGCCGCAGCATATCCACATGCAGGCACTGGCTCTCCGGGATTTTAAAATGTTCTGTCTGTGGAGCGACCATGTCCTACAACGGCGGAGGCAAAAGCCGTCCGGACGCTGTCTTTGCCTGCTGGAAATATGCCAAGGGTCTCCATAAGGAATCCTGTTCTGTGACTGTAGCCAAGGCAGAGAGAATTGTCATTCGTTCCCTGGAAAAGATTCTGGAAACGGGAAACTTTGAGTATGACCGAATTCCCCGGCCCGCCTCTGAACAGGATTCCAGCCAAAAGGTAGCCATCGAAGTGAAGCTGGAACGCCTGGCGCTGAAAGAAGAACGTATCCGGTCCGCCTACGAAAACGGCATCGACTCATTAGAAGAGTATAGGACACGAAAGGAACAGCTCTTAAAGGAACGAGCGGAGCTGGAGGCAGAGCTTGCTTCCCTGGAACCAGCTGACTGCTCTCCTGCCCTATCTCGTGAAGAGCTTCTGGAACGTGTCAAAACAGTCCATGATCTCCTCTGCTCCCCTGATGTGGACTTTGAAACGAAGGGGACGGCTCTTCGCAGCATTTTAAAATTCATTGTATTTGACCGAAAAGCGGATCGGTTCGAATTTCACTATTACATATCGTAA